CGGATGAAATAGATAAGTCTGATATAGAAGAAAGAGATGCTAATACTAATGTAGGTTTAGTATAAGATGGAGCGCTTCCAGTATATGTACTTGCAGAACCTAAAGCAGTAAATGTATATGAATTGGTAGAAGGAAGAGATGCATCAACATCACTATCTAAACTAGTAAATGTAACAGTAGATAAAGAAGGTACATCAGGAGGCACAGCAGCTATAGACAAATCTGTTATAGTAGGAGCAGCTTCCAATGCTGGAGCAACTGGTATTACTAAATCAGACCAATCTACTGTTTTACCAGTAGCAAGTTTTTCAAATTCATTAGCAGATGTATGAAATATAACTGCATTTCTTAAATCAGAATCATCATCTACCTCAGGATAACTAATATAAAATACATACCCAGCATTACTACCATCAGTATTAGGAGCTATTTGAACACCATCGTTCTTAACCCAAAATACAGGATTTATAGCTGTTGCTTTCTTTAAACTTGTAGAATCATTAGCCCATTTAGACTCAGATAATGGTATTTCTTTACAACTATACTCATTTCTTTGAACGTCTATAATAGAATCATTCTCAATAGCAATCGCACTTCCATCAGTAGATGACGAAGACCTATTCATTGCAAACAATAATAAGTCTTTAGGAATTTTAGATACTACAAATCTCTGAGCATCTTCGACGCTATTAGCTGTAGGGGTCACACCAGTCACCCTTAATACTGTTGCCTGTATATCTGTTATTGCCATATTTTTTGAAGTACAGGGAGGTATCGAGCCTCCCTATACTTTATCCGTATATCGAGTTATTACATCTCGAATTTAAGATTACGATATTGTCATACCATCAGCATCATGCTCTTGCCCAGAAACATAAAAGTTGCTTCCATCGCAGATCAGTTCAGCCCAGTCTCCTGGCCCAGAATTACCACTAGCAAAAACAAGTTCATCAACGCCCGACTCAGCGGATTCAGCAGCTGCTCCATCAGCAGATACAATCATTCCAATAAGAGTATCCTCAGAAGAATTTGGGATAATCTTTACATCATTGGAACCAATATCAGTCATTATGAACCTTGCTGTCCAACCAGCTCCTGCTTGAGCAGCAGTAGGCAAAGTGATGGAAAACGCAGCATCCTGATCTATGGTAAATACCTTACCAGAATCTGAAGGGTCTAATGTTTTGGCAGCTGTTATATTTTCAACAACAGTTCCTCCAAAACTAGCCCTTGAACCTAACTTAGCCATCATTTACCTCCTTAACTTGCTACAATAACAGCGACAGATCCTGGATTAGCGTTGCTTGTAGTTAATTCAGCACGCGCATGCCATGCGACGCCATCCATAGCTACTAAGTCAACAACATCACCAGCACTGCCACCTATTGTTGCGGTTGCGGCTACAAAATCCATAGTATCATAATCGCTAGGAGTAGCTACAGCTACTGCATGGGTTATAATCTGAGGTACTCCACGCTGATCTGCGGTGGTAGAGCCTAAGCCAATAACACCGAAGAAGCAATCACCTGATGCTGCTAAAATATCAGCACCTGCAGTGGTAGCTATACCCCATATGATTTTGTAGTTTAAACCAGCCTTGGCGGAAGGGAGCGTAATTGATATATCTGCAGCTTTACAAAAAACAGTAGAACCTGACTGACCAGCAGTTAATGTTGTATCAACTGAAGCAACTATTATGCTAGATTTACCAGCGTCAATAGCATTGTCGGCTTTATTCTGTCCATACAAAGGATTTGCCATTATAACACCTCCTTATGACCAGTAAGCGTGGGCTTCTGGCATTTGCCATTCCATCCCAGCTTCTGTTTGAATTAGGTCGACTCTACGGTCAACACCACTGTTCTCTAAGGTTTGAACACCAACATAGATAGCAGTATCACGATTCAAGCCATTACCTACGAGAGGTCTGTATTTACAGTATCTCATATTTACGGCAAGAAGTTTGATAGCATGTCCATCAAGGTGAATATTACGTGCTACATTCATATCACCATAAGGTGTAGAAATAACAGCAATATCAACTCCAAATACCTTCTTCTTAGCTGTCAACGACATATCAGCTCTGAAATTCGGTGACACTTCAAGGTTGTTACTAAAGTAACCACTTAGTTTATGTAACCAGTTATAAGTTGCAGTATCGCAGAAAAACAACGATGCATTTGCATTATTATAACGTGGGTCTAGGTAATTACTAAGATCATCCAAGAAATCGTCTTGTGTTTTACTTGCGTGTGTCAAGCTAAACACATTACCATAACTTGAAATAAAATCAACAGCACCTTGTGTGTACCACTCACTTCCTGAATCATATTGAGAACCAAACAAAACACTTTGTTCAATATCCCACTTATGTTCAATCAGCTTTTCGCGCCAAACACGAGCGAACTCATTTGGTTCATACTTAAGCACGGTAGCACGAGTTGTGTTATCCATTGCCATAGCAGTCTTCCAAATCTGAGTACGTCCGTAAGCAGTTGAGAAAGGTTGGTCTTTCCATGTTTCAGGATATCCACTACCCTGAGCATGTGCAGTACCAATCACATATGAACGTATCGGTTCAAGTTGGCTAGAAATTGAGCGATCATAGGCTTCATTGGAACCATTACTGGAACCAGTTTGAAATCCATCATCACCACTTGATGAGTTTAGAGCAAAAGATGCCAATTCATTAGCACCAGACTCAAACTTTACAATTGTTCCTTTAACCAATTTACATTCCGCACTATCATTGTCAACACCCATGCTAGTAGTAAGATCAGAAGTTACTACTGAAGTCACTTTAATAACATGGTATCCATCAACAGAAGTTCCTGTGTTTGAAGACATAACTGGTACTTTTACTAACTGTCCTGGTATAAAGAACTCAGGTCGAGTTCCTGTTCCACCAATAGCTACTTTATCACCAGATTGAGCATAAACACTAGATAGATTTCCAGACGATTTGTAATCAGTCGCCATATATAAACCTACTTCATCTCCAACAGCAGATGCTACAGCAGTAGAATCTGAACGTTCTAACTCTGAATCATGTACTTCAGCAGAGCCATTATCGTCATGAGCTACAACATAAGCATACCGTTTGTGGAAAGAAGGTCTACGTTCTGTGAATTTAAACTCGGGGTCATCCGTTGGTTTCTTCGACAGTTTTGATACCATTCGGAAAAAAGGGTCTGAAGCTATTGCTAGTTCAGAGACTCTATCTCCAAAATCATATTTTCTGCGAAGTACACCAGTGTCAAGGTCTGTTCCTAATCTAGGCTCAGCTGCACCAGCTGCTACATCAGCGGTTGACTCCATTTGAAATAAATCAGCCATGATTTATCTCCTTTTTAGTTAATCATTAAACTTCTGGTATTACCCAAAAGCTTTTTCTAACTCACTGTCAACACCTAATATAGCTTCAAATACTCGGTCGTCAGTTGATTGTTCGACCTGTGTTCCGCCAGTAGTAGCAAGAGAACCGGGACGTTCTTGAACTTCACGCATTTTATCATGCATTTCCCGTCTCGTACTATCAGCAATTTTTTCGTCACGATTCTTACGATTCATTAGATAATATATATCATCTAATTCAAGTGACTTAGCTTTAGCAAAACTAACAAATGTTTCCCATTCTTCATCAGACATCTCATGTTTTTGACGAAAACTGGTTTCTTTTGCTAGTCTCTGATTTTCTGATTTTTGTCCTGCAAGTTCTTTTCCAAGTCTACGCTGGACAATACCGTCAATCGTTGCTCCAAGTACTTTTGATGAATCCGAATCGGGATTAGAAAAAGCATCATCGGCATCAAACACGAAATCCTCTGAAATGTTGAGTCTTTCTGCCATATTTTCAGGTGTTTGACCACCACCCTCAAAGTAATTCCGCACATGCTGAATTAAATTGGGGTCGTCTCGCATAGCATCAAGGATCGGCATATAAGGTTCTAATTCGGAAAGTTTTCCGTTCAGCCTTTTTGCTTCTCTGCTTGAATCACTATACCTCTTTTTCATAGTCTCTACATCACTGTCAGGGACTACCGATTGAACTTCACTTGGGCTCGATAGTGTGTTACCACTGTTATTATTCGAGGTTGACGGCGAATGTTCGTCTAAAATACCACCATTAACACTTCTGTCTAGATCAGCAAAAAAGTTGTCAGACATCATATTATCTTCGATGGGCTGAGTATTAATACTTTCGGGGGCCTCTTGGGCGTTACCTACTTGTTCTTGACTCATAGTTATTTTCCTTTTTTATTCACTCTAACTAATTTAAACAAAAACAAACAAAACAAAAACTATAATCTTACGCATGCTTTTGTTCTCTTGCTCCAAGTAAAACCGCTCTTACACTTCCTTCTTCCACCCTTTTCAGGGTGTACTTTGTTGTGTTCAGCTTTACTTATTACTCTAACGTTAGATTTACTATTATTTGATTTATTGCCATCTTTATGATGAACAACTTTTCCTTTAGGTGCATTAGCCTTATTCCTATAATGAGTTTGGCTACTTCCATCTTTCCATCTTCCATTTTTTCTACCATCCCTAGCCATACTAGGATAACTTTTCTTTTTCCAACTAGCCATTATTCAGTATTCTGCTTTTCCTCTGCTTTTGCAACTTCCATACTTGCTTTCATTTCAGTCTTCATTTTATCAAACTCAGTTTTTAACATACCTCTTAAAAGCTTTTGTTGTGCTTCAGTTTCTAGTACGTCTTTCCTTATTTCATTAGAAGCCTGACCTACTTTCATCTTTATACCGGCTTGTACAAGTTGACGTTCTAATGTTTCAATAGTTCCTTCTTTATCTTTTATTGCTTCATCCATCTGCTCCATTTGCCCTTGCATTTGAGCATACATTGATTTTCTTTCTACAATACTTTTCTTATTTCTTATATCAGTTTCTGCTATCATAGCTATATCATCTATCAAACCTGCTTGAAACCATCTAAAATATTCTTCAAGTAAAGCCCATCTATTCACTGGCATCGTAGCCCCAGCTATAACTCTTACATCAAATCTTGCAGATGCATAATCATTCCACTTCCCAATCGCTTGACCATAATCATTATATACTTGAATATTAATCCTTACATCTTTCTCTTCTTGAGGAGATTGCCCAGCTTCTGGCTGTACAATTCTAAATACTTTTTCTACTGAATAATGTTTTTGAGCAATCTGCTGAAATATTCTACCTAAATGTTCTAAGCATGGTTCTACTATACTTCCCATCCAAGCTTTTAATCTTCTTGTCCCAAACTCATCATTTGCTAATAATCCACGATAAGTTTCAGGTTGTTCTTGTGTAAAACCCATCATAGCAGAAGGGACTCCACTTATATACTCAGCATCTGCCTTGCCTTCTTGTACAACAGAATAAAAAGCGTTATTTATTGGAGCTGGTAATACAGGAGTTGGAGGAGTAAATCCTTGTCTGTATTTCAATAATGCCCCCGGTGATGAAGAATACTGTTCCCATTCTTCCTCAGGCACTGAGCCTTCTTCGTACATCCATCTTAAGTTGGAGGCTAAATTTGCATTATGCAACATAATCTGATGAGCTTTATTAATCTCTTGCTGTTTACCTATAAGAGGTACAACTGCGCTCATAGGATAAGGAGTTCCACTATACATATATGGAATTGGAACTATAGGATATTCAGTACATGGTAATGTATACTCATATAAAAATGTATCATCACCAGCAGTACATGTTAGAACTACTCTATTTTCATAAAATTTAACAGCTTCAACAATA